TGCGGTTAATGTAATTTTATATAATGATGTTTGCAATACTAAAACATCTTTGTCTTCATTTAAATTAACTGCATCAATTTCATTATTATACTTATTGAAATCTACGAACATTTTATAATTTTAATAAGAAAAAATAATCATTTTTTATTTATAGAACTATTTCCGTCGTTAAATATCCATCATAATAACCATTGGAATAATTTATTAACATAAATTGAAATGTCTTATTGCTATTCTTAAATGCAATCTCATATAAATGCGGGGAAATGCAATATCTACTCTCTTCTTCGTACGTGAAATCATCCGGAAAATTAATTTCCTTAATTCTTCTAATTTTTCTACCAATTAACTCATTAAAATCGTTATCTTTAAATTGTTTTACCTTACTTCTAGAACAACATTCACCTTGTGCGGTTAATGTAATTTTATATAAAGACGTTTGCATTACTAAAACATCATCGTATTCATTGAGATTAACGGCGATGATTTCATTATTATACTTATTGAAATCTACGAACATTTTATAATTTTAATAAGATAAAATAATCATTTTTTTCTTTAAATAAAAAATGAATATATTTTTATATAAAAATATAAATTATTATCTGTATTATGCAATCTTCCGTCGAAAGTAAATATAAGAAACATGAACTTCGAACACATATTTATAGTAGACCAGATATGTATATTGGAACAATTCAGCCAAATACAATTGATACTTATATTGTAGATAATGCAAATAAAATTATTAAAAAACAGATCACATATATTCCGGGTTTATTTAAAATTTTTGATGAAGCAATTGTAAATGCAATTGACCATTCGGTGAGAACAAAAACAGATTTTGCCGAAGGGAAACCAGACATTATCGTAGTGAAAAATATCAAGATTATGATTAATAAAGCAACTGGTGTGATTGAAATATTAAATGATGGTAATGGTATCGAGATCGTTAAACACTGCGAATATGATTTATGGATACCCGAATTGATTTTCGGTGAATTATTGACATCATCGAATTATAATGATGATATTGTAAGAACTGTTGGTGGTGTCAATGGTTTAGGTATTAAACTTGCGAATATCTTTTCTAAAGAATTTACAATTGAAACCATCGATCATGTTAGAAAGAAGATTTATAAACAAACGTTTAAGGATAATTTGACCATCAAAGAAGTTCCTGATATTAAAAGTTGTGCAAAGAAACCATATACTAAAATAACATTCTTGCCTGATTATGAAAAATTTGGATTGAAAGAAATGACAGATGATATTTATGAATTATTTAAACGTCGCGTATATGATGTTTCCGCATCTACCGATGCATCCGTGAATGTTTATTTAAATGATATTAAAGTTCCTGTAAAAGATTTCGAAAAATATGTAGATTTATTTCTAGATACTAAAACTATTCAACCAAGATTTTATGAAAGTCCAAATAATCGATGGGAAGTTGTTGTGGCAGTTTCCACCAGTGGTAATTATGAACAAATGTCATTTGTAAATGGTATCAATACAATCCGCGGTGGCAGACATGTTGATTATATTACAAATAATATTACTAAAAAATTATGTGATATGGTATTAGCAAAAAAGAAAAAAGTGGTAAAACCACAACATATCAAGGATAATCTATTCATATTTATTAAATCCGTTATTGAAAATCCATCATTCGATAGTCAGACGAAAGAAACATTAACGACTTTATCAACAAAATTTGGTTCCAAATGCGAACTATCTGATAAATTTTATGATAAACTTTATAAATCAGGTATCGTAGAAAATGCACTTAGTGCGGAAAAGGTGGTTGAACAGAAGAAATTAACAAAAACAGATGGCAAGAAGATTAATAAGATCATCGTACCAAAATTGGATGACGCAAATCTCGCAGGTACAAATGATAGTAGCAAATGTACTCTAATTTTAACTGAAGGCGACTCCGCAAAATCAACAGCTATCGCGGGTTTAAGTGTTATTGGCAGAGATTACTATGGTATCTTTCCTCTACGTGGAAAGATTATGAATGTGAAAGATGTTAGTTATCAGAAAATTTCTGAAAATGCTGAAATTACAGCATTGAAAAAGATTTTAGGATTAGAACAAAATAAAGATTATACGAATAATATTAGTTCTCTGCGATATGGAAAAATCATGATTATGACAGATCAGGATCATGACGGTAGTCATATTAAAGGGTTATTATTTAATGTATTTCAAACTTTATGGTCATCTTTATATAAATATGAAAATTTCATTACATCTCTATTAACTCCTATTATTAAAGCAACGAATGGTCATAATAAAGAAGTGATTCCATTTTATAATATGAGTGATTATGAAAAATGGAATGAACAATTAACCAATAAAAATCAATGGAAAATCAAATATTATAAAGGACTTGGTACTTCTACTGATGAAGAAGCAAAAGGTTATTTTAAAAATATGAAGAAAATCATTTATAAACACACAGAGAGTTCTGATGAATTCATTAATCTAGCTTTCAATAAAAAACGCGCCGATGATAGAAAAGAATGGTTGGCAAATTATGATAAAACCGATGTTCTGGATTATTTAGAAGAAGTCGTACCTTATGAAACATTCATTAATAAAGATCTGATTCATTTCAGTAATCGCAATTTAGAACGCGCTATTCCTAATATTATGGATGGATTGAAAGAAAGTACTCGCAAAATTATATTTGCTTGCTTTAAACGTAAATTGTATACTAATGAAATTAAAGTAGTTCAATTGGCAGGTAATGTAAGTGAGATTACCGCATATCATCATGGCGAAAGTTCATTGCAAGAGGCTATTATCGGTATGGCACAAATATTCGTAGGAACTAATAATATCAATTTACTATCACCGAATGGTCAATTTGGAACAAGAATTCAAGGAGGCATGGATGCGTCTTCGCCAAGATATATTTATACTCTATTATCTAAATTATCTAGAGCAATTTTTAAAGAAGAAGATAATGAAATCTTGAATTATCTTAATGAAGATGGATTAAGTATTGAACCCGATTATTATATTCCCATTATACCAATGGTATTGGTGAATGGTTCCATTGGTATTGGTACAGGTTATTCTACAAATATTCCTCAATTTAATCCAGAAGAAATCATTGATATTTATTTAGATATTATTAATGATATTAAAACATCCATTGGTAATGTTTTAACACCTGAAGATATTGGTAAAACAATCAAGATCATCGATGATAAAGAAATCAGAACAATTGCACCATATTATCTTGGATTTAAAGGTGAAATTTATAAAAATGAAAAAGGAACATATTCATCGAAAGGTTGTTATAAATGGATCAATAATACAACGGTTGAAATTACAGAATTGCCCATTGGTACATGGACAGAAAATTATAAAGAATTTTTAGAAGATTTAATTACAAAAAATAATATTTATCTGAAATCATTTGAAAGTCATTATACCGCAAAGAATGTTAAATTCGTTTTAAAATTAACAGATAGCGCCAAAGAAACTTTAGGTGATAAATTTTTAAATGAATTTAATTTAATCTCTAATAAAAATCTAAGTTTAAATAATTTACATTTATTTACAACAAAAGGGAATATTAAGAAATATGCAAATATTGCAGAGATCTTAAAAGAATGGTCTTATACTCGTATTAATAAATACCAAGAACGAAAAGATAATCAACTTACACGAATGGAACAAGAATATTTAATATTATCGGCGAAAATTAGATTTATCATTGATGTTATTGAAGAAAATATTAAGATTATGAACAGAAAGATGAAAGAAGTTGAAAGCCAATTGGAAACAAAAGAATATTATAAATATGAAAATAGCTATGATTATCTATTGAGAATGCCGATATCACAACTTACAACAGAGAAAAAAGAAGAATTGGAAAAAGATGTTGCTAAACTTAAAGAAGAAATCGAAGAACTCAAAAATACATCTATTATTATTATTTGGGAAAATGAACTTAAGAATTTATTGAATGAATGGCATAAACATAAAACAGACATCTTAGAAGATTATACAAATGATTTAAATGGTGATATTAAGATTGTTAAAAAAGCAGTCCCAAGAAAGAAGTAATATAATCATCAATTGCCCATATCATAACATCATTTTTGTTATTTATAAAATATTTCCACTTAAATGGAATTATCAGTGATTGATCTTTTTCTAATTTTATTGCAATTATTTTATCATTTTCATCAGGTATTGTAAAATTAAAACTTGCCTTATGAATAATAACTTCCGTATCATTATTTGCATTTACGAATAAATATTTATTGTTATTATGCTGCCAATCGTTATATTCATAATCATTTAAAAGATTAATAAAATTATAATTGAACCATGAATAGATTAATTTGTCCTTATCATATAAATAATCACTTATTACAATTGGCTGTCGCGAATTCAATAAAGAAAAATTGAAATCTTTGATAGTCGTTTGTAATATTAAAATCGATGTAGGAAAAATAAAATAACAATAAATATAAAAAATTATAGCAATTATAAATACAATTAAATAAAAATTCATTTATTAATTATAAATAGAAAAAATATGAAAAAAAAACCAATCTTAAAACGTAGAAGAAAAATAACTGGTGGCGAAAGTTTATTAGATAAGATTACTGGTAAAGTAGAAGGTAGTCTTATTACAGATAATATAGAAAATGCCGTAATTTTAAAAAAAAAAGAGGAATTGATCGATGAATATAAAAGAAGAAAGGAAAATGCAGAAAAAAGAGCATTGGATACAAAATTAGCATATGATGAACTTGAAAAAAATTTACAATTAGAACGTGATAGAAATTTAAAAAGAAATGAATTAGATTTCAAAAAAAGTGATGCTACCATTAAAAATATAGGCAGTAGCATTCGTTGGTCTGGAGATAAGATTGCAAATATTGCCATGTTTTTATTTAGTTATTTAGGCAAATTATTTATTACAGGTTTAAAATATCTTGGTAAATTCGTTATTGCTTTATCCAAAAGTAATAGTCCTGTTATTAAAACCATTTGTCTCATAATTGTTATCATGATCATATTAGCGCTCATTTTTTCAATATTAGGTTTAACCAAACCTGCAAATAAATTCGATTTTAAAAAACCGACAAGTACCGATATTTTTAAACAAACTAAACTACCAAATATGAGCGATTATATGAATATAAATAATTTTTCTTTCGATAATTTTAACATATTTAAAAATTATTTTAATAGAATGTTCGGAAATGATACCATTGGAGATTCTGTTGATAATCAACTTAGAGAAACTATAAATAATGGCAGATGGGACGGCATTTATAATATAAAAAAAAACGATGATGAATATAATATTTATTCAATCATTAAACCCAGTGATCTTACTTTTAACATCGATATTAATAATTATCCAAATAGTGATTATTTTAAATTACCTAAAAACGTTCGTGAAAGTATATATACAAATACAGCAGCTGGCATTACGATACCAGTGCGTGATAGTAATATGAATGGAAATTATCGCTATATTTATAAATTTAATGATACATATTTTGGAAACAATAGTAATAATCGCGTAATATTTCCGTTATTTGCAGATGTTGATGAAAATTATCATATAGCAAATGATATTCCTTTAGATGATTTTATATTTACAGATGGAGATAATATTAATAAAGATGTTTTGGCATCTAAAATGTTTTCATATAAAGATGGCAGATTTATATATCCAATGAACTATATTAATAATAAAATTAAATAATTAATTATTAGATATTAAATTAATGACTGACAAATGTCTTGATAATTTATATGTAAAACCGGTAGAAGTATGTAGTTTTAAAGCATTATATGAATTAGGAAGAATAAATCCTAATACTCACGATTATAATACCAATTGCAATATACATATATTATTCTCACCCACATTTACGAGAAATATAAATGATTTAAATAATAATTTTAGAGATAGCGCAACAAATGAATATAAGTACGTGTACAGTAATGAAATGAAAGATTTATGTCATTCATTGCCAAATAATAGTAATAATTATAGAGTAAATTGTGTCATCGCTACACAAAGTCCTTTTTTCACGTACGATGAAAATAAAAAAACATGCAGTCCGATACCTAACTTAACATTGCCCAATAAATTTTATTATAAATATGAAAATGCAAACACTTATATTTATAAAATCGACGATGAAGAAAGTTTAAAATTCAATTATAAAAGTAAAGTGAAAAAAGCATTTTGTGAAAATAAATGGTATGATTGGATTATTACACCCAATTATCATTTTGGTAATCAATATGAAAAAGATGAAGGCAGTTATTCCAAAGAAGATGTTCGTAGATGTTATAAACCATGCAATAAAGGATATATGCCATATACTGCTTTAAATGGATCTAATATTTGTGCATCGAAAGCGGAAGTATTAGATGGATTATATAGAAACAAATTAGATTATTCTCCTATTGCGTTAATAAATTTAATAGGTAATTCGCGTGAAAATTTAACTCGTTTCTATAAATTAACTAAATATATTCAATCAGATAAGAAATATACAGGACATACTCATTATACAATTGACGCAACCCTAAACACTCATACATCATCCACCGAATATATTGCCAACGAAATTGCAACATTATATAATTCAATGAAAGATGCTGTTGTAAATAATATTTTAGATGAAAATAATTTTAATATAGACAATTATGAATTTAATACGAAAGTTTTAACTTATAAAAATCCTAATTTTAACGAAAATGATAGTGAATTATTAACCTATAGAGGTATGTCCGCGGCTAATATGTTATCAGATGAAATATTATTTCATACATTTTTCATCGCCAATAAATTCGGAGAACATATTAATAGTATTCTCAATACTATAACTAACGACCTTCATAAAACTGATCCAGCTTTTAATTATGATACTACAGTAAAAGAAAGCGAGTATAATATTGCTAACAATATAATTGAATTATTTAAAGATAAAATATTGGAAACCGATGAAAAAAAAATATCAGCATATATTCAACGTATTGCAAATATATTTTATAAAGCGATCAATGTTTGCTACGATAATAAAACAGACTTTAGTAAAAATATTATCATAAAAACTAGGAATATTTTAAATAAATTTATCGCAAATGCTACAGATAGAGCTAAAATAAAAGAAATTTATGCTTCAACACTCACGGAAGCTCAAGTTAATACTTTATTAACTAATCTAAAAGACAAAGAAAATATTATAATAACCTTTTATGACGAAAAAGAATTTTTCAATATTACAACAATAAAAATACCTGCAACTGCAGAAACGTCAGCAGATACTATTAAATCAAGAACAGCGAAAGAAGGTGCAACAACATTAAAAAATAGAGATAATCGTAATATTGTTTTATTTACAATAGAAGATAGTGAAAAAAATAATAAAACTTGCAAAAATAATGAAATATATAATATACAAACAGGAGTGTGCGAAAAATGTAGCGATGTATGTACGATTGATACATATAAAACAAATTCCCGATGTAATTTATTTTGCAAAGACGAATATGCAAAACATGAAAAAAAAAATAAAAATATTATAAGTAGATGCGGTGTTACGAAAATAGAAAAAACTCCTAGCCAAAATTTAAAGGAAATTGATACACCTTTAAATGAAAATGATTTTCAATTTTTACAAAATATACCATACTATTTAAGAAAAGCCGTTGAAATATTTTTCTATGCCGTAATCTTATATTTATTCTATATTTTCTATCAACTTTATGGAGAAACTATAATCACTATCTATAATTTAATTACATATTATTTCATGTTATTTTATTATAAGACTATGAATGTTGCAGGAAGCAATATTTATAAAGCAGATTATGAATTTGATGAATATAAAAAACGCAATGCTATTCAAAAATATGAAAGATTGGTAACAAAAGCGAATTCCATTAAGATTTAAACATATCAATAAATCTTTTAGAAGTTTCTTTCATATTTATAATCGGTTTCGGATATTTTATATTTAATTTAGAATAATCTTTCACATTTTCCCAATTATGAATAATTTTATTATCTACATCTCTCAATTCAGGTATCCATTTTTTTATAAATAAACAATCTTTATCGAATTTTTTTAATTGCGCAGATGGTGAAAAAATACGAAAATATGGCTGGCTATCCGTGCCTGTTGACGCACACCATTGCCAGCCGCCATTATTTGAAGACGGATCATAATCCACTAATCTTGTTGCAAAATATTGCTCTCCTTTGCGCCAATCTATAAATAGATTTTTAGTTAGAAATGATGCTACTAACATTCTGCAACGGTTATGCATCCATCCGCAAGTATTTAATTGTCTCATCGATGCATCTATAATCGGAAATCCAGTTGTTCCCGTTTTCCAATTATTAAATAATTGTTCATTATAATCCCATTTAATTTTATCATATTTCTTTATAAATGAATTATTGAATATATAAGGAAAAAAGAATGTAATATTCGCATAAAAATCGTGCCATATCAATTCACGTACAATGCCGTGATTTACAGGCAATGTATAATATACTTCTCGAATACTAATACATCCAAATTTAATATAAGCACTTAGTTTTGTTGTTTTATCCAAATATGGATAATCTCGTTCTTCATCATAATTTTTAAAATAATTCTCTTTCAATTTCTTCAATATACTTAAAGCTTTTGTTCTTCCCCCATTGACCTTTATTTCTTTGTTTTCGATAGGTCTCAAAAAAGAGATGTCAGATAATGCTTTGTCATCTCTAATAAAATCGAAATCTTTTGTTTTTATTGCCGCTGGTTTCTTTAAAATAGTTTTTTTATAAAATGGTGTAAATTTTTGGTATGGTTTATTATCATCTTTCGTTATACTACCTATCTTATGTAATGTATAATCTTCATCGGTTATTACTTCAATGTTATTTGCTATACACCATTTTTTAATTTCATTATCTCTATTTATAGCATATGGTGTATAATCGCGATTAAATCCAATTGTCTTTATATTAAATCTATTTTTAAGTTCTTTTAAAATGCGTATATCATCATTTGTATAATAATAATTTAAATATGGCATTTCGTCAAGACTTTCAAATAAAAATTGTGCAGCATTTGCAGAATAATAATTATTTTTATTTTTATCAATTTGTTTTTCATTAAATATAAAAATTGGTAATATTTTTCCATCAAGTAAATTCAATGTTGTATTATCAAAAGTTCGCAAATCTCTTCTAAATATAAAAACATTCATTTATTATTTATAATAGATATGTATTATATTTTTAATTGATTTTTAATTATAGCTAGTTCCAATCTCACTTCATATAATTCTCGTCTGACATTATATAATTCATTCCTAACTTCCAATAATTCTTCTTCGCAATCTTCATAATCGTCGCATACGATTAAATCAATATTTTCTAATGATAAGTGCTGAACCATTCGTTTTTTCAAAAATGATAAACTCCAAATCATTTTTTATTTATTCAAGTATTTTGCACAAGTTGAAAAACTTTTTCTATGTAATTCATGAATTCCATATTGTTCTATCGCATTTCGATGTTTAAGTGTTGCATAACCCATATTATTTTTCAAATCATATTTATGTAAATCTGGTTCTTTCTCCAATAATTCAATAATATAATTATCATGATAATCTTTTGCAACGATTGAAGCCGCAGCAACGGATAAATATAAATTATCTGCTTTTGGAATACATTCATATTCTATAATAGTATCTTCGATATCATTGTCATCATTCGTCATAGGTAAGATTGGGGTAAAATGAATACCGTCGACAATAATTTTATTAAATGTTGCTTTTTTCATTACATCATATAATGCAATATGCATCGCTTTTATGGAAGCTTGTAAAATATTGATTTCGTCTATTTCTTTCGCAGATACATAACCGATACCATAGCCAATAGCATTCTTCTTAATATAATCTGCTAAAAATCTTCTTTTTTTAAATGATAATTTTTTGGAATCTTTAATTTGTAAATAAATATCATCTGGAAATTGTTCAGGTAATATCACAGCAGCTGCAACTACATTACCAAATAATGTACCACGTGCCACTTCATCTACACATACCGTATCAATCGGGGTCTTAATATAATTTGTAGCCATTTTACTTATAAATAAATAATTTTAATCATTTTTTATAAAATCGCTTTTGGTATACTGAAGAGTTCTAAACATATCTACAATTAACATTACATCCTCTTTTGCCCTATGTACCTGTATTATGTCCTTTTTACAAATAAAATTATATAAATCTATTAATTTGTTAGATTTTACTTTTTCATTCGTATATAATCTAAATAAATACAATGTGTCTATTTTCTTATAGTCATTCGTTTTATCAATAATATTATGATATTCTAATATTGGAAAATCAAATCGCTTACCATTATGAGCTATAAATATTGGTTGAAATGCATATTTAAAGATATTACTAATATCATCTTTAAAAATATTTAGATCTTTGTCCGAATTTAACAACATATGATCATTTGTAATACCAGTTATATGAGATGTTGTTAATGAATGTTTATTTTTAATCAATCCACTAGATAATATAGAATTAAAATTATATTCGTATACAAATCTATCTATAATTTCTGTATTTTCCGGTTGTGTAAAATCATATAAATTATTTATAGTATTTGTTTCAATATCTAAGATAAATATATTATTAGTCATTTTAACATTTAAAACATCACATAAAAAACAATTAAATTTCCATAAATCATGCTTAAATGTAATAGTATATTTAATACCTGTTTTCAAATTGTAAATTTCCATATTTTT